AAGATTTACAACCGGATCCCGCCCTGACTTGCAAAAGGCCAATAAGCCCAAAACAGATCACGGCAAAATGACTTTATTTAAAGAAGGTGGCGCCATGAAAGACATGAAACAAGACAAAGCAATGGTTAAAAAAGCCGTTGGTATGCACGATAAACAGATGCACGGCGGCAAGAAAACCGACATGGCTGCGCTCAAAAAGGGTGGCATGCCAATGGTCATGAAAGATGGCAAGAAAATGCCTGCCTTTGCTGTAAAAGGTGGCATGGCTAAAGGCGGCGGTATTGAAGAAAAAGGCAAGACCAAAGGCAAGATGGTCAAGATGAAGTCTGGCGGACGTTACTGTTAAGGAACAAACATGAAAAAGAAACGGTTTGCTGATGGCGGTGAAACTAGTGGGCCAATGGGTATCAGTGGATCATTGCCCGCAATGTTTCCTCGCTCATCGTTAAGCGCTGATCAGATTGCTGGTGTAAAAAAGAAACAAAAAATAGAAGCGCAATATGGTCCAAGTCAAGATGAAAGAGACCGAATGGAGCGTAAAAAGTCTCGAGAAGAATCTGACGTATACACATCTCCAAATGGAAAGTCTGGCGGAATGGGTCCTGTTAAAATGGCTAAAGGCGGTTCCGCTTCGAGCCGTGCTGATGGTTGCTGTGTTAAAGGCAAAACCAAAGGCACGATGATTAAAATGAAGTCTGGCGGCATGAGCTGCTAAGGAATAATCATGGCTACTAGCTATCGCAAACCTACCGAGCAAGAAACAGCTAAGTTGGACAAATCACGAGAGTTAATGAACCGTGGTATTGAAGACGAGAAAGGAATCATGGCTCGTTTAATGCCAACAATGGCAAAATCTGCCCGTGATGATATCCGCGCAGCAAAACAAATGCGTGAGTCTGTACCTGCCTCCGCCCGTGAGTATGAAGCGTATAACGACGCTGGTTACAAAAAGGGCGGCGCTGTTAAAAAAATGGCTAAAGGCGGATCAGCTTCTAGTCGTGCTGATGGCTGTGCTGTTCGCGGTAAAACCAAAGGGCGAATGATATGATGTCTAGTCGCGGTATGGGGGCAATGCTCCCTTCAAAGATGCCCGGTGGAAAGCGTAAAGCTCGCCGCGACGATACTGACTTCACGCAGTATGCTGAAGGTGGCACGGTTGACCCAGAGGCTGGGTTTGTAGGGAATGCTGGGGTGCCGCAATTGGATGATGGGACGTTAAACCAACGTTTTCAAGAAGCTCGGCGCAGTAACAACGCTCCTCGCACACAGGCTTTGCAAAAAGAACTAGAGTTCCGACAAGGCAAACGCAAGCAGCTAAAAACCGGTATGTACGCAAAAGGCGGTGTAACTAAAAAGGCCAAAGCCTTGCCGGGTTTTAAAGGACTTAAGGGGTACAAATAATGGCTAGTAGCAAGGTAAATGCCGCTGGCAACTACACCAAACCCAGCTTGCGTAAGAAGATTGTGTCACAAGTTAAAGCTGCAGCTACGCATGGTACAGGAGCAGGTCAGTGGTCAGCCCGTAAAGCGCAGCTAGTGGCTAAGAAATACAAAGCTGCTGGCGGAGGATATAAAGATTGAAAGCGCCGCAACAATCCTTAAAAGCTTGGGGTGACCAGAAATGGACAACCAAGTCCGGCAAGAAATCCTCGGAAACGGGTGAGCGGTATTTGCCAGAAAAAGCTATTAAAGCATTAAGCCCTGCGGAGTATGCAGCAACAACTAAAGCTAAACGAGCAGGTAAGGCGGCAGGTAAACAGTTTGTAGCCCAGCCAAAACGTATCGCAAAGAAAACAGCAGGATATAGATAATGACCACATCCGGCACCTCATCGTTTAATCTTGACCTCTCCGAGTTGGTGGAAGAGGCTTTTGAGCGTTGCGGCAAAGAGTTGCGTACTGGATATGATCTGCGTACAGCACGTCGTAGCATTAACCTATTGACGGTTGAGTGGGCAAACCGTGGCATTAACTTGTGGACTATCGAGCAAGGTCAGATTCCGATGGTTACAGGGCAGGCAACTTACGCTCTACCTACTGAGACAATTGATCTGTTGGATACCGTTATTCGCACGGGTTCCGATCAAAATCAGGTTGATATCAACATTACCCGTATCTCTGAGTCCACTTACATCACAATCCCCACTAAAAACGCTCAAGGGCGTCCCATTCAGGTGTGGATTAACCGGCAGTCTGGCAATACAAACGCAATTGCTACGACAACTTTAAACGGTGGGATAACGGCAACAGATACAACTATTACTGTGGTGTCGGCGGCAAACTTACCAAGCCAAGGCTACATCAAGGTTGATAACGAAATTATTATGTACCAGAACGTAAGCGGCAGCCAACTGTTGAACTGCTTTCGTGGACAGGCTAATACAACGGCAGCCTCGCATTTAACAGCAGTTTCTGTTTACCAAACATTTCCACCAAACATTAACGTCTGGCCTACACCTAATGCACCGGGTGACCAATATACGTTCGTTTACTACAGAATGCGTCGTATTCAAGACTCTGGTGGCGGCGTATCTACACAAGACATTCCGTTTCGTTTTATCCCCTGTTTGGTTTCTGGGCTTGCGTTTAGCCTAAGCATGAAGCTGCCAGAAGTGGATCCAAATAGAATTGTTATGCTTAAACAAGATTACGAACAACAGTTCCAACTTGCTGCAGACGAGGACCGAGAGAAGGCTTCTATTCGTTTTGTGCCTCGAAACCTTTTTTACTAAGGTGACGTATGCCTAGTAAATTTGCGTCAGGTAAGTATGCGATTGCCGAATGTGACCGGTGTGGTCAAAGGTACAAGCTAAAAGAATTAAAGAAGCAGATATTAAAAACGCATTTGTATAACGTTAAGGTTTGCCCTAGTTGTTGGGATCCAGATCAGCCGCAGTTGCAGTTAGGCATGTATCCTGTTAATGATCCACAAGCAGTTCGGGAACCAAGACCAGATACGAGTTACGTTGTTTCAGGTTTAGATATTGACGGCGATCCGTCTGGCGGCAGTAGAATATTTCAGTGGGGTTTTAATCCTGTTGGTGGCGCAAGAGATAACGGTCTCACGCCTAATGACTTGATTGTGCAGGTTCAACTTGGTACAGTAACAGTAACAACTACTTAAGGAGCCTATCATGGCATACAAACGTGGCGCAGATGGCATAGCAAAGAAAGGCAAGACTGAAGGCAAGAACCTTGGCAATGACGGCCCGACCGTTGCTGCAATGAAAGGCAAAGGCTCAAAAGGTGCTTCAGGCGTTACATCTTTAGCAATGAAGAAGATGGGTCGTAACATGGCTCGCGCTATGAACCAGAAAGGTGGCTAACATGGCTAAATTTAGTAAGAAACTAATGGGTAAAGAAGTTGGCTCAGCAGCGGTTTATGCTGAACCCCACACAATGAAGAGTGGCCCTGTGAACGCAGAAGAATCTATTAGCCGCAAGCCCGACCCAAACACATTGCAAGCCCAAAAGATTCGTTTGGATACGCCTGCCTCGCGTGTAAGTGCTGGTGATCCAGCCCGTAATGATGTCAAGACAACTGGTATCGAGACTCGCGGTAATGGCTGTGCAACTAAAGGTCGTATAGCTCGCGGACCAATGGCATAATGAACTACTCTGAACTCTCTGCTGCTATTCAGGATTATTCGGAAAGCGATGAACAAATGTTTGTCGATAATATTCCCGTTTTTGTCAGAGCGGCAGAGCAGCGTATTTATAACTCGGTTCAGTTTTCGTATCTGCGTAAGAACGTAACAGGATCGGTTACACCTAGTAATCCGTATTTATCGGCTCCAAATGATTTTTTATCGGTGTATTCCATAGCCGTTATTTTGCCAACAGGTGAGTACGAGTACCTGCTAAACAAGGACGTGAACTTTATTCGTCAGGCGTACCCGTCTTCAACAGACACCGGAGTGCCAAAGTATTACGCTATTTTTGGTCCTACAACAACTTCCGGTAACCCTCCTGTTTTGACCAACGAGATGTCTTTTATCTTGGGTCCAAAGCCTGATTCTAGCTACTCTGTTGAGCTGCACTACTTCTTCTATCCAGAGTCTATCGTGACTGCAAGTACGACGTGGCTAGGGGACAACTTTGACACGGCATTGTTCTACGGTGCGCTGCGGGAAGCTGCTGTGTTCCAGCGCCAAGAGCCTGATATGGTTCAGAATTACGAGCAGAAGTACATGGAAGGTATGTCTCTGTTGAAACAGTTGGGCGATGGCAAAGAGCGTCAAGACGCATACAGATCCGGTCAGGTAAGGTACCCCGTCAAATGAGCTTCACTGGAAATTTCCTCTGCGATAGCTTTAACCCGGGGTTAACCTCCGGGCGGTTTGACTTTAGTCCTAACACAACAGACGTATATTACATAGCGTTGTACACCAATTCGGCTACGCTTGATGCCTCTACGACTGCGTACACAACAACAGGTGAAGTTGTTGCAGCAGGCTATACAGCGGGTGGGGTTGTTCTAACTCCAATTTATGCAACCAGCGATGGTGGCGCGTACATTAGCTTTAATTCTGCTTCTTGGTCTGGATCATTCACAGCCCGTGGCGCGTTAATTTATGAGCCGGGCAATAACAACGCTATTTGTGTGCTGGATTTTGGCGCGGATCGTACTTCAAGTGCAACTTTTACAGTGCAGTTTCCACCTGCTGTTGCAGGCTCTGCATTACTACAGCTTCCTTAAGGGGTTTTAAAATGATGAAAGATAGCGCAACTACAGGCGACGCAATTGGAGCCTCTGTAACCATTAACAACAGTGTATCTGCCAGCATGATGGCTGGTGGTGTATACCACGTCCAATGTTTTGACAAAGACGGCAACCTTAAGTGGGAAGATAAAGCCCCCAACCTAGTGGTTAATCAGGGCTTAAAAGACATGAACGACAAGTACTTTTCAGGTGCCGCTTATACGGCAGCTTGGTACTTAGGTCTTGTAACTGGCCCCGGTAGCGGTACCACATTTGCTGCTGGCGACACACTTGCCTCCCATGCTGGCTGGACTGAGTTTACAAACTACTCCGGTAACCGTGGTGCTGTTACGTTTGGCGCTGCAACAACGGCTGATCCTTCGGTCATTACAAACCCCTCGCCCGTACAGTTCACTATTACAGGTGCTGGCGGCACAGTGGCTGGTGCGTTCTTGGCAAGCGTAGCGACTGGCACATCGGGCATTTTGTTCTCTGAATCGGACTTCCAGTCCCCCGGCGACCGTGTTGTTGTGTCTGGTGACGTTTTAAATGTTACCTACCAATTCTCTCTTGATGCAGTTTAAGGATTATTATGGCTACCAAATTTGTTAAAGGTCAGAGTGTAAAGCTTGCCGCTGTTGTTCCACAGGGCGCGGTTGAAAAGCTGCGCATGGACGAGGATGGCAACTTCTTTTATATGATTCAGTGGACAGACGCAGGCGGGCAGATTCAGCAGCGTTGGTTTCCAGAGAATGACTTGGTTGAGGCGTAGTGTTTGCAGGATCGCCATTTGCTACAGCCCCCTTTGCCGCACTAAGCGGCAATACTTATTTTGTTTCAATTACTGAGTCGGCAACAGCTAGTGACGCATCCTCTGCTTTAGTTTCGTTTATTTCCAGCATTTCAGAATCCGCCACGGCCTCAGACAGTGTTTCTGCATTAGCTACGTTTCTTGCAAGTATTGCGGAAACCGCTACAGGCGCAGACTCTATATCGTCATCCTTTTCAATTAACGGTGCTGTATCTGAGTCGGCCTCTGGTAGCGACACGGTATCTTCTGGGGTGACGTTTAGTGTTGCAGTGCAAGAAATTGCCAACGGTGCTGATCTTGTATCGTCTCTTGTGCAGTTTGGTGGAAACATCCAAGAACTTGCCTTGGCATTAGATTCAAACTCTGCGCTGGCTAACTTTGTAGCGTCTGTACTTGAGTCTACGACCGCAACAGACTCGGTTTTAGTGGCACCCAGCGTGTTTAGTGCAGCGGTGGTAGAGTCGGTAACGGGTTCGGATTCAACGGTTTCTGGCGTGATTCTGGTAGTAAATATTGCCGAAGCCGCGTCTGGGGTAGATTCCGTAGCAAATAATATAGCGTTTGGTGTGGCAGTAAATGAGCTTGCTACAGGCACGGCGACTGCTGGAACTACAATAGCGTTTGGTGTGTTAATTCAAGAACTTGGCATTGCCGCAGATAGCATATTAGCTAGGTTTTTGTGGGAACTTATCAATGACAGCCAGACCGTTGCGTGGCAAAATATAGGTAGTAGCAGCACAACCGTTTGGCAGACAATTAATGACTTTGAAAGCTCAGACTGGACTCCAGTTGATACTTCTCTGTCGTAAGGAAAGAACATGGCATTAGTTGTTAAAGATCGGGTTCGGGAAACTACCACTACCACTGGCACTGGCACAGTGACGCTTCTTGGCGCGGCCTCTGGGTTCCAGTCTTTTTCTGTTATTGGCAATGCTAATACTACGTACTACACAATAGTAGATGCAGATACTGGCGCATGGGAAGTTGGTATTGGTACGTACACGGCTTCTGGTACAACTCTTTCTAGGGATACAATTTTAGAATCCAGTACCGGTGGCACGGCAGTTAACTTCTCAGCGGGTACAAAGGATGTGTTCTGCACATACCCCGCAGAGCGTTCGATGTATGTTGATGGCACGACAATTACCCCCGCTACTGCGGCTACGCTTCCTGTAGTGTCAGGCGGTACAGGGCTTTCTTCAGTCACAACTAATCAAATACCTTACGGCAACGGCACAAGCGCATTACAAACTTCTGCAAACTTAACTTTTGATGGCACAGCACTGTCAACGACGACAGTAGACATTACAGCCCAAGGTGATCTGCGTCTGCAAGACACGACAGGAGGGCAGTATGTAGCCCTACAAGCCCCTAGCACGCTCGCATCTAGCTACACCCTTACCTTACCCGTGGATGACGGCACAAGCGGTCAGGCGTTGATTACAGATGGCTCAGGTGGATTATCTTGGTCAAGTGCTGCATCGGGCGATGTATATGGTCCAGCCTCGGCTACGGATAACGCTGTAGCTCGCTACGATGGCACGACTGGCAAAATTATTCAGAACTCTGCTGTCACGATTGCTGACACAACCGGCGATATGGCGGGCGTGGGTACGTTTTCTGCATCAGGTCAACTCACACTCACCAACGCAAGCAATTACAACCTGTACGCAAGCGGTGTCGGTGCTAACTTTATGCAAGGTAAGTTGGGGATTGGTGCTGTAGCTGGCGTTACTGTTGTTAATTTACTAGCTAGTAATAATGCCACAGGCAATACAGGTATGCGTGGTATTCATGTAACTTCCCAAGTTCAAAGTGATGTAACCACTACATATAGCGTTTTTGATAGCGTTCCCACAACGGCTGCTGCTGCATTTACATTAACTACTTTAAACCATTTTCGAGCATCCCAAGGAACAATTGGTGCAGGATCAGTCGTAACAAACCAATTTGGTTTTAACGCTGGCACCACCCTCACAGGCGCAACCAACAACTACGGCTTTTACGGCAACATCGCAAGCGGCACAGGGCGTTGGAACTTTTACGCCAACGGTACGGCTGATAACTACTTTGCTGGTAATGTTGGGATTGGTACGGCTTCGCCGACGGCTAAATTAGACGTTGCGGGCAGCCTTGCACTTACAGGCACAGGGAATCGTATTCTGGGTGATTTTAGTAATGCAACTATTGCAAGTCGGGTTTTACTGCAAAGCAGCACGACAAACGGTCAAAGTTCT